TGATGATACTAACCCGGACATACTTATACCTCCTGCAACTAATAATATTGCAATGACTACATGATGTAAAATACCAGCAAACTTTTTTGCTTTGTTAGCATCTTTTACGCCAGCCTTTTTTATTACGAATTCAAATGCACCTGTTATCTTATGATGATATTTATCGCCAATTGCAATTAATCTATCTCCGGATAATGATTTTAAGCCCGGCACCTTTTTTAGTAAATTTACTAATTTTCCTATTAATTTAATAATTTCTGGTGCTGATAATGCAATTCCTGCTATTGTCAATCCAACTGCTTCTGATTCCGGTGCATCTAAATCTGCACGTTTTATTTCTTTTTCAAAATCATCTAATACATCTTCTATTGGCTCATCTGTTGTTTGATCTGGATTAGGCTCACCGCCGGGGCCGGTTCCTTTCATAAATACTTTACTTAGATCAATATCATCTACTTCTTTAAGACTTTCTTTTATGATTCTTCTAATATATTGTCTAAACTCTATTTCAGTATTATCCATTTTTATCTTTTATTCCTCGAATGAAGACTTAATATTTGATTTTAGGTCTAAATAATCCTTTTCCATCTTTTCAATGAATGATGAAATATCTACATCATTTCTTTCACCCTCTGCATTTTCCCATGAAGTTTCTTTAAACTGTGTTTTTAAAATTTCTACTTCTTTATCTGCATCTTTAAACCAACCTTCTACATTTCCTAACATAATTTTATTTTCATATGCTTTCCATGCTTCTGGCCCTTGTTGTTTAATTTTTCGTTCATCTTGTAATACACATCCAAAACATGTTTTATGACTAAAATAAAACTTGAAATTTAATTTTCTTTCTTTTGCGCGCATGTCAGTACTACACTTAGGACATAATTCTGGCACTTTAAGAATTTTTTGAATATCCTTTAATATACTATTTTCTGGCTCACGTGACCTAAATCCATCATGTTGCGTAACACGGAATTTATATCCATTGATATCAGTCTCAATCCATATTTTAGGCTTGCCGTTTTTAAATTCTTCTACAATATCTAAATCAGAAATTTCTTTTTTTGATTTGCCAGTGTATATAGATTTTTTGGTTTGGGATCGATGTTCGCCGATGAGCATCTGCTTAACAGCTTTTACATTTTGTAACTTATTTGACATATTAATTTTTTTGTCTAATTTTCTTAATTAGTAATGTTATATTTCCTTTTAAGTCTAAACCTTTTACTAAAGATGCTACAAATTCTGCTTGTTGTGAAGCTGGCTTATTTGCTAATGTTTTTTTCATCATTATCATTGCCTGTGTCTTATCAAGCCTCCCCATTCTATTTGTCAATGCTGAACTTACATCTTCTGCTACTGCAAAATTTCTTGATTCGTAAATATAATTACCATCATAATCAACTCCTATAGGTTCATTACCACCCTCTTTATTTTTTGGAGCTTCCTTTTCCTTTTTCTTTAAGAAATCAAGTAGTCCTTCTTCTACTGGTGCAGGTGTTTCTACAGGGGCTACAGGAGCTACAGGAGCACTAATACCACCTTTCCTTAACATTAATATTAATTGTTTACCTACCGATGGATTGTTACCTGATATAGCTTGTATTACTTGAAGCAATCCAGCCGCTTGTTGTACAGGCGATCCTTGTCCCAAAGCCTTTTTTAACATTTTAACGCCGGCCATTTTTTCTACCGATCCTAATTTTGTTCCAACAGACGATCTAGCCATCGGTGATTCTTTTAGAGATGATTTGATTTGGTTTCTAATCATTCCTCTTAATATATCTTCTTTCATGATTTATCTCTTTAATTACTTTTATATAAATATGCTACGTTCTACCAATCAATACTATTTTGTAAAGCCTTTATCCATAGCAAAATTTGCTCTACTAAATTCCATCCTGTCGACTAATTTAACACCATTTCCGATATGATCAACTGCTACATATCCTTCTGGGGCTGTTACTTTAAGTCCTCCTTGTCCATCATCGACAAAATGCTTTGTGTTATATACTGCATTATTATATTTTTCTACAAAAATCATTTTTGCTTCTGCTAATAATTTTGATACTATAAATATATTAATTATATCTTGTCTCTTTTGATTAAATAAATTCATCTTCTCAATGCCGGTTTCTGTTGCTCTTGATTTGCCTTTATCAGATTTTAATTTTGCAACTGCTTTATCAACTTTTAATTGATACCATTTCTGGAACGCTTTAAACGATATAGCCGGGTTATCAACGAACTGCCCGGTTCTTATCTCTGAATTAAGATAAGTGTTTAACAATACACTTGGGACATTGTTATAGTCGATTTTTATGGAATCTGCCTTTTTAATATTCGATATAATTTCTTTTCCCTCTTGTGCTGTCAATGTAACAACTCCAGTTGTATCTTTAAAGAATGCATCATCAAACCAAATTTTAGGATTTCGTTTTAAACTAGAAACATCTGCACCATAGGAAGCGCCACTCTGTAATGAATCATATGTTGTATGAAATACTATTCCAAACTCTGCTGCTGCAATCTGTTTTCCTAGATCTGAATCTGCCTCTACTGCATATGTAATTGTATTTGGTCTAAAAGAATAATGTGCTTTACCATCTATATTAGTAGATTTTAACATACTTGAATCAAACATAAAATCTCCTTGAAGGATATTTTTAATTCCTAATGATGGTAAGTAATCTAAAGCTTTTTTTAGTTTATCTGCTAACCCTTGTGCATGTCCATGATTTAGATCAACATCTTCTTTTGTATAGTTAATCTTAGGTTCTTTATTAAAGACGGACTTTGTTCCTACAAAGAATTTCCCATTATCAGGATTAATCCCTACAAACATTGCAGGTGCACCATCCCATTTAACTGATGTGTTAACTTTTGCATTCGAATTACCTTTTAAATTTTTAACGAGTTCAATTAAAAATGACCTTGCTTGTTTATATCCACTTTTGCCTTGAGTCAATATCAATTCTTCTAAATGAGTTAAATGTGTATTTGCTTTAGCTTCTGTCAATAATTCTTTAAATGAATTGCCCCACCATTCTTTAGTTAATATTTGTTCATTATCTTCTTGTGGTATAACTCTCATCCTCATCGCTGATCTTCCATTAATTAGTAGATCACCCTTTTCATTCCATGTTACTGTCTTTACCACAACCTTTTTGTTTTTAAACTTACCCATCAGTACCGTATCGCCTATTTCTACTGGCAAGCTAATTGCTTCCGTTAATCCGGTAGGAACTCCTAACTTTTCATCTTTACTTGATTCAATAGAATCTTCTGCTCCTAGATAATCTAAAAACTTATACCCTGCTGCCGAAGCTATTTTATTAATTTGTTTTTTCCACATCTTATATGCAGGACTCCCTTTATAATCTTTTACGTAATCTGTTCCACCAAATTCATCACCTTTTACTCCGGTCGGAAAATATGAAACTGTCATAACAGGTCCATCTGGAAATTTGGTATCATGGACTTCTAATGGACTATCCTTTATAATATAATTTATAACTTCATATCCTAGCCGGCTTGCCATTTCTGCAGACTTCTTTTTATATGTGGCTAAATTTCCGTATAAATATCTAGGCCCATCATCCGCAGATGATCCTTGGGCAATTGCATTAAAATTATTTTCTGTTAAGAATTTTTCAATTGATTCTGATTTTAATTGAGAAAATTTAGATTGCAACATTAAATATATTTTAGGGTCAAAGAATCCCATAACATCTTTAAATGTCTCTGCATCCGCGGTAGCCAATACTTGTCTTAATATTGTTCCTGACATTTCTCCAAATCCTGGTATTGGAATATTAACATGTGGTGCAACTACTAGATATCCATGCTTTGTAAATGGTTGCAATGTAGATTTATTATCTTCATAGTTTTGAAAATAACTAGGGTCTCCGTTCTTTTTAAATCCTATTTTAAATCTAGGATTTTCTTTCATATCTTTTGCGCCTACAGCAAATAACAATGCAGTAGTCTCTGGATCGTATTTACTAGTTAATTCTTGTGCTTGGTAAGGATTTTTAACTTGAACAA